ACTTAATAATGTTGTTTTTGGTATTAAGCTGATATGGTGCGTAGACATTGATGTAGCACCCTTTTGCCATTCAGTATCAAATCCTGCGATTATCCAAGTTGCGTTATATGTTCCGTCTTGAATTACGATTTCATCGCCTAAATAAAGGTCTGTGAACTTGCCTGTGCTTACCTCATGTGTTGAGAGGAAAGAATTGATGTTTGAAGCATTTACTGTTCCAAGTGCTTTACCTCGATAAATACCGTTGTGATTCAGACCGTCATAATATTCTGTATCTCTACCAAATGATACTACATTCCCTATTATACTCATGCTATTACCTCCGTTACTGAAACTTGTACCCCAATAAGTGCTGTTGAAGGCTTCTCGCCAATAGCATAGCAAGTAAGCGTTCCTGCGTTGTTCTCAATGTACAGTGCGTTGCACCCATCGTTGATGAGTTGTGCTATTACAGAAGAACTTGGCTGTATATCAACTTTGCTGTTGCTTGTTACAGTCGCACCTGTAATAGATACTGTCTGTGAGTATGGAGATGCACTTCCAGTCCATGTTGCTGATAGGTCTATCGTGCCGAGGTCTGGCTTGTTTGCTTTGCCGTTCCATACACTCGAATTTGCTATATCACTGTCAGGGATACCGCTTGCTGGCTTAGTATACTTTGCATTAAGTGCCGCATTAAGATTAACATTATCAGATGGGCTTCCTGCGATATTAATAAAGCTAACAACTTTCTGAGTATTTACAATATATTTCCAAACAGTACCATCGTAAATATAGAAATCGTTAATCGAGATATCGTTTGTTTCTACTGTAGTTGAAGCAACTCCTGTTGTATATGTTGATCCGTCTGGCTTGTAGTTAGTAGCAGGGCTTGTTGCAACGTTTGTAATAATGAAATAATCCCCGGCCTTATAACTATAAGGAGAAGAAGGCGGGTTGGTTGTTGCGAGTCCTGTTTCAGCGTTCCACCCAGATAGGAAACGCCCGAGAGATTCTAGATTTTCGATTCTATCTTCCAATCCTTCGTCTATCACGTCTTGATCTTGGAATGTTCTATAAGCTTCTAAAGACTGGTGCTGCTGTATAGCTGAATCTGCAAGATCGAGCGACGCATTAACAGTAGCTGATAGATCGCTTTCTGTTATACCTCCTTGAGGGAGATTATATTTTGCGTCCCAGCTTGATTTATCATAATCTGTTACAACTCTGTGAGTTGCGTCATCACTCAGGTCTGAAAGGTTTGTTGGAACAGTGATATTTACAGTCTTATTTGTAATAGCCTGCTCTACGCTGTTTATCTGGATATGATCTATCTTCCCTCCATTCGCCTCAACATATGCTGGAATACCTCCGGCCACCGATACGGCTGAAGTAGGATCGTAAACAGAAGCAAGCATATCGCCTGCCCCTGATCCGTTAAGTCCATACTTGCAAGCTATATAAGAATATGTTCCATTGTTCCAAGTAAAACGTTCCCAAAGGAAATTGCCAGCAGCAACGATTGGAATTGTTGACTGCCAAGAAGTAGGAAGTGTTGACTCAGATCCGCTTGTTCCGTATTCTGTCACAGTAATTGAAGCTGCAGCACCCGTTGCTCCTGTTTGACCTTGCTCTCCTTGAGCTCCTTGAGATCCTCTGATAGACGGAGTTGTGTAAGACGTTCCGTTAGTAAAGTTAAGAGTAAGTGTGTAGTCTGCATTTAAAACTGCACTCGCAATTCCATTCCCGTCATCGCCGTCTGATCCGTTAGTTACCGTAAACGTTGTTGTTGTTGAATCATCAAACGTAATCGTATATGTATCAACAAGTCCTGCAGTGCTCGTTTTGGTGATCGATGCAATGCCATTTCCGTCTTGTCCGTCTTGCCCATCTTGCCCATCTTGTCCATCTTGTCCGTCTTGCCCATCTTGTCCGTCTGCACCGTCAGATCCGTCATTTCCGTTTGTTACAGTGAAAGTTGTAGTATTTCCGTTTGTATATGTTATGGTGTAGGTATCGACTTTTCCGGATGCTCCGGTCTTTGAAATGCTCAAGATCCCGTTTCCGGTATCGCCTGTGTCACCCTTGTCACCCTTTTCTCCATCAAATTCGCCTGCGTCTGCTCTTTCTTCTACAGATTCTGCCGTTTCTACAGCCTCTTCGCATAAAGCGATAATTTCTTCATACTGAGAAGCCGTTGGATCTGGAATATTTGAGCCCTGGCTGCATCCTTCAGAGATCCTGATTGGTACAGTCCAAACTGTAGGCTTTTTATTAGTTACTTCGCCTATGGTTTTAGTTCCATAGACTCCTATCTGAAAGTATCCGCCAGGCGATAAAACTGCAAAAGGAATCATGGCCTTGTTATTCAGAATTGATACTTCTGCAACAACAGCGTCATTTTTAAATTCTGCAGTCCTTCCCCATCCACTCCAATCGCTTGAGAATGTAAACTCAGCCTCATAGATACCAGATGATCCGCTAACTGCAATTTCATATTCAGTTATCTCTATTGCCTGGCTATTAACTTGTAGTTTCATATTTCACCTCTTAGAGATTAAGAAGCTTAGCTTTTCTATCCCATTCTGATGTTTCATATTCAATTAGGTCTGCTGTTTCTGCGTCCTGGACCATCGAGCGTTCAAGGACCATTGCGTATTTTTTAGGAAGCATTACCGGAACGCCACGCTGGATTTGAACTCTCTGACCATTGATTGCGATAAAAACATCGTCCTTATATTTATTCTTATCTTTGAAAAGCTGAACAGGAACAAGCTCTTCAAGTGACGGATCGTTTGCCGGAATAGGATTAGGCGCATCATGTTTCTTGCTTTTAAGCTCCTCGTTTTCCTTCTTAAGGCTTTCAAGCTCATCCTTCATTCCCGACATCATTTGTGCAAGATCTTCTAAGCTTATCTTCTTTTCTTCATTAGTTTTAACTGCCATTTTGTCCTCCTTATTAATTGAGCCACCCACATTATGCGAGTGGCTCTAAAAAATATTTAATTACCACAATTAATTAGCACCTGACTCAAATGTAGATGTTGTTTCGATACGGATCATGTACTGCTCTACAAGTCTTTCAGCTGTCTTAATTGCCTTCCAGCCTGCTGTGCCTCTCTGGTTGAGCGGATCTGCTGCACCGGCTGAGCCAACAGGCTTAACAATAAACTGGAGTCCGCCTCCCTGGATTTCAGTAACGCCATATGCGTTAGAAGCGATTACGAGTGTAGAGTAAACATCTCTTCCGCCACTTCCAGCTTCACCTGGGTAAATAACAGCATTATCTGCTATTGTAAGAGCTGACTTAAGTGTGATTGCTGTAGCTGTGTTGTCGCTAACAACTCCATTCTGCCAACCATTTGTAGCGTCATAGAACTGTACTTTTCTGCCCTTAAGAGCATGCTCCGCAACTCCTGCAGTAGAACCATCAAAGTCTACTGTAGCACTTGCACTAACTGCACCGTTTACTGCAAGGTTTCTGCTATCGCTTGCGAGATCTTCTGCGTGGAATACCTTAGCTTCTGTTGTTTCTACAAAGCGAACACCAGCGATCTTTCCGATTTCGCCAGAGTAAAGCTCTGTTGTATCCTTGTAGGTATGTGGTGATTTCCAGTCGGAATCGTTTGTAAGATCGTATGTGCAGTCTGGGTGAATAATTGCAACAAATTCAGATCCATCAACAGGTTCTGCGTTCATAACCTTGAGGAATCTTGCAGCTCTCTTAATAGCGTCTACGCTGAGGTAGTGGTTATTAGCTGCTGTTGCGTCTCCGCCAACAAGAGCAGATCTGTCATTAACTGCAGCGTTTGCGTACTGTACATTTGTACCACCGTTAAGAACTTCTCTTGTGATAGTATCAAGTGTTCTGCCAGCCTGTGATCCAAGAAGCTTAGTTGCCTGAGTAAGGTTATTATCAATAGCTGTGAGAAGGATAACATCTGAAAGCTCAATGTAGTCACCGTACTGGTCTACTGTAGCTGTGATAGTTGTAACCTTCATCTTGCGGCCTGATGGTGTAACACCTTCTGTAATTGGAGTAAGAGCCTTAGGAAGTGAATCATACTTTCTGAACTCGACTGTCTTTCCGCCATTCTTTGGAATAGGCTGTTTCTGACCGAACTGATCATGAACAAGCTTAGGCTCTGCCATGTCAATAAGATAGTCAGAATAGTATGTTTTCATTTCTGCACTAAGGTCTGCATCGGTTGTCTTGTTTGTGTTATCAAACATATTGAGAATTGCGTATTTAAGTAATTCCATTTTTAAAGTCCTTTCCGAGGAGTTAAAATTCAATATATTCTCCTCTTGCTGCTCGTCTTGCAATCTCTTCCCTGTCTTTAGGTGTGAGCTTGCTGACATCGTTTTTTATTGTGAAAGCACTTCCAAGATTTGTACCATTCTCAGTAGGTCTATTTCCTTTAGCACGGATTTTTTCTGTTACAGCCTTTTCTGTAGACTGTTTTGTAGCTTCTACTGCATTTTGCATTAAGCTGTCAAAATGAGCTACTTTAAAAGCGTGGTCCATTGGAACGCCAGCTTTAAGCATTCCGATAAAGTCAGGATTTTTAACCTCATCTTCAAGGTTAAAGTCAGGAAAACTTCCCTTTAAGGCTTCCGCTTCTCTCATCCACTCTTGGATTTGAGCGTCTGCCTTTTGCTGATTTTCTGCCTGAGCTTTTGCTGCACGCATAACTTTATTTTCCGATTCAAGCTTTGTGAACTGCTTATACTGCTCAACAGTCATTCCGTGTTCTTCAGCTTGAGAAGCAAGAAACTCTGAATCAGAATCAATTGCTTTCATAATTGCGTCAACATCGCCATCCGCAATTCCGTACTTAAGTCCAAGTGCATCAACAAGAGGGCTGTAAGAGTCTATCTTCTTTTGAAGCTCTTTTGTTTCCTTAAATCTCTTGTTAATGATTTCTTGTGTGGCTTTGGTATAGTCATCCTTATACTCGCCTGAGATTAGCTCCTTAAATGTTTTCTTGGGGCTTTCTTCTTTTGCTTCCTCCTGGGTGGCAGGAGATTCCGGCTGTTTGCCGTATATTGTTTCACCTGTTTGTGGCTGGGTGTTGCCACTATTTGTATCGCCCATTACACCGCCTGGTGCAGAGCCTCCATCTCCATCAAACATAGACAGGATTGCTCTTGTAAGTTTGGTTATCATGTGTTCCTCCTATCGCAGGATTTCGCTCCTGTGTAGCGGTCCTTCCCCAACCCTGCCAGGGGCTTTCGCCGCCGTGCAAGGTAGGAGGACACTTTCTTAATACCACTAATCAGGGAATATTTCGCCCCCAATAATAGGCATAATTTTAATATTTTTTGGATTTGTTGCTTCAAGCAGCTTGAAAATCTCTACTGCATAGGTATAAATGCTGTTAGCTTCTATTCCTCCGGAAAACCGTATGGTGCATCTTCCGGAGCGTTCACTAAAGCCTTCGCACTCGCCAACATTTATCTTTCCTATCGTGACCGCAGCATTGTAAAGGCCGCATAGTGCTGAAGAGATCGCACCACATATAATTGGATCGTCTGCATGTTCTCTTGCAGCAACTATGTAGTATCCTTTACTTTTGGAGATATAAATGGTTGTCATTTATTCGGGTTGGCAGCGTCTGAGCGTGATTCCATTGACGGTGTGCTTCGTTTTGCGAGTGCTTGTCCGTAGCTTGTCATTGGAGCTTGTGCCTGAGATACGCTATTTGTAAGCGGTGTGCTTGGAGATCCTGAGCTTATTGGCTCTGCCTGCATAGCAACGCCTGTTACCTGAGCCGTCATATCGTTAAGTATATTAAGCAGAGTCATTCCTTGCGAAACCTTTTCTTTCACATCCTCTATACCTTCAAAATCCATCATGCTAAGCATTATTGATGTTTCCTGCGCACGCTCCGGATTAAACGCTCCAATAGAGAAAAGCGTCTGAGCAAGCTCGTTATACTCCATTCTGCTAAACGGTGACTTCTTTTGAGCTTTTACTTTAAGGTCAAATACAGGCTTTCTGATATACGGAACACCCATATCATCCATCATTGGAACGCCATTTGCATCAAGCATCGGCTGATCCTTAAGCCTTGAATTATTAATACTAATAAACTCATACTGCCCAGGAAACATTCCTGTGATCCTAAATGTTCTCGCTTCATCATAAAACTGTGCGATAAGCTCTATACATTTAGAAGCAATATCTGTATATACCCTGTAAGACGCTGCAATGATATCTCTGCTTACTTTGTTTCCAGCCTCTTGAAGAGCCGCAATAGCAGACGCTGCAGTAACTCCTGATCCTGTTCCGCCTGAGTTGACATCCTTGTTTGAGGCAGTGTCCTTCATCTCATCTATCTTCATTTGCAGAACATTCAGTACATTTGAGTCTACTGCTTTAGTCTGAAGCTCTTTGATCCTTGCCTCATCAACTTCTCCTGCGACTCTAATTAGTGGTTTAGTCCAATCAAGAAAATCAGCCTCATTAATATTGGTTGATTCTGATACGAAAAACCTTTTCTTTACATTCATCATTGAGCTTTCAAGAACATAAGAGCTGAGCTTATCAATGTAAATCTGAGGATCCTTGCAGATTGCAACATATCCGAACCCAACAGGCGTTCCTTCTTCAGGGAACATTACATCAAAGTCAACAGGATACTTTCCATGAGCATAAAACCCAACCTGAGCATACTCAGGATCATTTTCAGAAGCGTAAAGAACGCTGTCACCTACAAACTTAACATAGTGAACAACGCTTTGTCCGTTAGGCTTTTTAACCTTGTAATACCAGTCAACTACTGCAGATTTGTCTGATGTATCAACCTGGTCATCATATACATATTCTGAGATATCAATTGCATTGCCTTGCTTCTTGTTAATCTGAGGATACTGCTTAAATAAAATATCGTTATCCACTAGATCCACAATAAACAGATTTCTCGACTTTTGAATGTCGGTTATTCCGGGCTCCCAAAAGATTTTAAGAAGGTCAATCTCATGTATATCAATATCTCCGAGGCCATTTTCCTTTTCAGGATTCCAAAACGATCCGTAAACCGCTGTGCCATGCTTAAGCTTCTTCCACCAAGCGTCTGAGTATGTTCTTTCAAAATCGTTATATTCAAGAACTACTGGAAGAACCGAGGAAAGCTCTTTAGCAGTCTGTGTATCTCCTTGCTCTCTTGGAAGAACAACAGGCTCCGGATAGTTATCCATTGCGTCAGCATGCTTATTAATAATCGCATTAAAAAGCCACGCAGATGTTGCTTCAGGCTCAACTCTTCTCTTGCCATTTGATTTCTTTCTAATAGCTTCCCAGTGCCTCAGCTTATACCACTGTTCTTCTTCTATGATTCTCTGCTCAAGGTTAGATTTACCTTGCTTATACTTTTGAAGAATCTCTGTTGCTTTTTTTATTTCAAGCTCGCCTATAACACTTTGACTTGACTGAAAAAACTCCTCAGGTTTAGACGCTCCCGGAAGAGCGTTTAGCACTTTTCCAAAGAACTCTCTTGCCATACTATTCCTCCGCAGCCATGATTCCTGCATTAATTAGTGCAGTAAGAAGTGCCTCAAATGTTTCCTTTGAAATGAAGTCCTCAGTGCCAGCTGATACATTTGCAGCCATCTTTACAAGGCCTTTTGTGTCAGCTGAAGCATCGGATACAGAGATTGTTCCGTCTGCTGTTACATTAACATTAGATCCAATTTTTACGCCTCCAAGCTTTGAAGAGCTTGCTTTTGGAAGAGTATATTTTGATGGTTCTTCGACTGCACCATTCTTAAAGAATCTAATTCCGTTAAGAACTTCCTTTGCATCATCAGAAAGACTGTATGCAAACGATTCAAGGTCTACATCGCCTCCGATAAGAACAAGCATATTATCCATTAAAGGCTTTGAGTCAACCTTATGAGTGATTATTCCAACTGCAGCTGAGTCATTTGCTAAAACTCCTGCAGCGGATACCGGTGTGCCTTCGCTAACAGGGAAAGTAAATGTGTCCCAGCGCATTTTAACAGGCACAAATGTTGCATTTAAAATATTCATCTTGTTACTCCTTATAAATTTCTATAAAAATCGTAGTGATCGTATCTTGTATCACTATCAATTGACAGCGGATCGTATGTTTTAGGCTTGCTTTGAATTGCTGCAGGAGGGCTCAGAGGCCTTGCCATACAGACATACCTCCATTCATCAGCAATATGATCCTCCATATCAGTATCAATATCCTCCACCTTATGTTCATCATATTTAAGCTGAGGAATTGTTCTTATAAAAGCTTTGCAAGTATTAAAGCAGTAAAAGTTGGGAAGTCCGTTTTCATCAAATCTGAGTCTATAGTGACACTGCATCCATCCATTCATTCGGTGGTTGTCTCCGGGCTCGAAATAAACTTTCTGCTTTGCAGCCATTTCTGCGACTGATTCCCCCCTTGATACATCCCAAATTGACGGATCTGCTATTCCGAATATCTGCTTGCCACGAAGCCATCTATGCTCTTCTTCAACTTCGTGCACCTTCCTGAAGATTTCATCAGGACTCCACTTAACACCTGTGTTAGGCTTTTCAGTGCATCCGTAAAGCTCTAAAATGCGATACATAACTCCATCATGGTCTATTGCATACCACGCAATTGAAAAAGGCTTAGCATATCCAAAGTCGAAACCTCTGTATATCCTCCAGTCTTTCGGAATCTCAAATGGATCAATAACATGAGTATTTACCCTTGTCTTATAGCCTGATTCATCGTCACGCCATTCTTCAAAGAATACTTCGCCCTCAATTCCCCAATCCTTCCTTAGAAGAAACAGACTATATTTTCTGCGATCTCTCGCAGCCTACCTTTTCGGGCGTTTGCCCTACTCTACTCGGTTGTGGCTATTGCCACCCTTTCGATAGTCGTTAGACACTATAAATATTGAACGATATATCCTTTGACTTTGAAGATTTCTACATCCTCGTTTTTCTTAGCTGTTGTAGATATGATCTGATGGCATACACCAAGCTCTCTCGCAAGCTGAGCGCAGCTATCTCTTTCGATCTCTTCACCAGTCTCAGGGTTATACGCTAAAACTTTTCTTGAATTCGACGGATTCATGTTGCGGGATGGACTATGAAGTCCAATCTTATATGCGTGCAGGTTATTCTCGCTATATGTTGCCCACTCAAGATTACCCACATTATTGTTTAGCGGATTTCCGTCTATATGGTTTACAGTTTCCTTGTTTTGAGGGTTCGGGATAAAAGCTAAGGCTACTAACCTATGCACAAGCACAAGCTTTGAATTGTTATTCTTCCAAAGTTGAACACTTGCTCTCGGAAGATGGGCTTTTTCATCAAGCTTTGACACTGTAAAGAACAGCTCCTTGCCTTTAATCTTCTTAGCTTTTCCGTCTTTGCCTATTATGGTCCTGTCTATGCTTCTAACCTTTCCTGTGTTAGAAACTTCATACAGTCCTTCATATCCTTTGACTGCTTTCCATAACTCATTCATGTTCTTAACCTCCTGTTTTTGAAGTTAGCAATATTTAATTGGTACGGGATTGTCGGTTAACGCTTCCCCCGTTTAGATAGGTTTATACTCGGCAATCGGGTAGTTTCTACCGAGTCCTGCCACTTTGTATCGTGACGGATTTCTAATTTTCATCTCTTCGAATCGCTTTAAATCTCCTTCAGACAGCCACTCATTGCACATGTAGTTAGTTGTCATTGAGAGAACATCTTCGCTTTCCATATCAAAGAATCGTCTTTTAATCCATGAAGATGAGCTCCAGGGATTAAATGTTAGTGTGAGCTGATGGAAATAACCATCAGGTAAATTACCTCTGATAGTATCATCAAGCTTATCAAAATCTGATTCATCTTCAATTTCATAAGCCTCCTCTATCCATACCCAGCAAAGATACCCTTTCGGAACAGTGACCGAGGCCATTTTGTCAGGTTCATCCATTCCTCTAAAGAGAATTAGCTGCCCTGTCGGCTTATACACAGCTCCAAGCGGAGACTTAGTGAAATCCCACAGATGGTTAACCTTAAGACGGTATGTAGCCCACTGAAGATCAGCCCAGCATGAATCACGAAGAGTATTAGCAACTTTTCTGACAACAAGCAGATTAGCCTCAGGCATTTGCATCAGCCTGACAATAAAGTTTAAAGCTGCAGTCTTTGACTTTTTGGAAGCACGGGATCCTTTGCAAACTCGATACCGCTTAGTGCAATCCCAAAACTTTCCATAGCCTCCCCCGACAAGCTCAGGAATACTAACCTCAGTCTTTAACATGGTCTGCCCCTATGAACACTACCTGAGGAACATTTGATGTTTCTACCTGAAGCTCTTGCGTTGGCTTACCGAGTCCTCTATCAAGAACAATGTCAATAGCTCTTAATCTGTCTGTTTCCTTTGTATTAGGGCTTTCAATGATTTCCTTAAGCTTTTCAATTGCAATCGGAGTCATTTCTTTAAAGGCCCTCTTGATATCCTCAGGCATTTTCGGTCTGCCGTTTGGATTACCGGACTGTCCCGGCTTAAATGGTTTAAGGTTTTTGATACCACTGTTTTGCCTTTTGTTTGCAGTGGCCTTTTTAGGCACCTTTGAAGCCTCTTGTTTTTTAATCATTTTGTCCACCTCTAATGGTATAAATACCAAACTTTTAGAAGTTTTTCGCCCCCACTAAATAAAAAAGCCCCGGCAAATGCCAGAGCTTGAATCGTTTTATTTCTTCCGTTTAGGAAGATATGCTATCACAGCTTCTCTTTTCTCATTGTCAATCTTGCAAGTCAGATATTCGACATTCTTTATACTTGGAAGCGGAAGGATCATTCTGTATCCGAGGATCTCATCGCCTTCTTTGACGGATTCTCCATACTTAATGCAAGCCTCTTTAAAATAGGCGTTCATTGCAGCGATAAGCTGGTCTCTTCCTTTTTCCTGATCAGAAATAGTGTGGGTATCTTCTCTATGCTGTTTTCTTAGGAAGTCATATTGATCTTTAAGTTCTTTCTTTTCAGCTTTAAGCTTGTTGATGTATTCCTGTTTCTTTTCGATAATCTCTTTATTTGTCATTATTATCCTCCCATATAACGAGCTGTCCGCAAGAATGCGCCGGGTATTTAGCGTCACATTCCATATTTGTGATAGGCTTAAAGCAAGCAGGGCAAGCGTACCAACCACCCATATTCTTTAGTCTTTTCGGTACCTGTTTTTCAAGTGCTTCAATGGCCTTATCAAGTGCCTCGGAATATCTATTAAATTCTTCGTCAACTACATTAGGGTTGCCTTTGATACATAGTCTTGCTACTGGTAATATCTCAATTGCTTCTTTGTTAGTCATTTTCTTCACTCCAATCTATTGCTTCTTCCGCATTCATTTATTATTTTCATCCTGCCAAAATATCTTATAAAGAATTTCTTTGTTTCCTCCATGCTTTACCCTCATAAACGATTCATCATATACATCATAATCCCAATCAATTGTTACTGGTTTATCGTAATCATCATATAAATGGACTATTTCTTGAAGTAAAAACGCTTTCATTTCAGTCGCACTATCAAATGCTTTTGCATCGAGAATTGACGCATCTCCGTCTAACCTATATGTAACTACTATCGGTTTCCTTAAATTATTCTTTGCTTCTTCGTTAGTCATTATCTTCACTCCAATCTAATGTACACTTACCCCTTATATAGAACATACATCCGCAAGAAGAATTATATTTACATCCTGTACAGTATTTAGTCATTATCCCCACTCCAATCTTTGTCCGCATTGATAACAGTGATTAGGCAACTCGTTAGCTTCTACCACTATGGGTTTCGCACAAATAGGGCAAACATAAGGTCGTGATGTTCTATTAGGTTTCTTTGGTATTTGCTTTTCAAGTGCATTTGAACACAACACTTTTATTTCAAACGGAATAACGCTTGCAGTACAATGTTCGTCTAAATACTTTAGTGCTTCTTCGTTAGTCATATATCTTCACTCCAATCTATTGCTTGACCACACTTACAATGGTGTTGTTCAGTAGTTCTACTGAGTGGTCTTTTACAACTTGGACACCAACTGCCTAAAATCTTTTCATTTTCTAAACTTCTTGTTTCATAAATAGGTTTCTTTGGTATCTGCTTTTCAAGGGCTTCTACGGCAACTTCCATTGCTTCTCTTAACTTCGCAGGGTTTTCTTCTTCCCTTAAAGCATAGTTATCGATTTGATATATTGCTTCTTCGTTAGTCATTATTCCCACTCCAATCTATTGCTTGTCCGCAACATAGACAGTACGGAAGTCCCTTTCCATTTTGCTTGTTTGGGTATTCTGCATACTTCCAGTGAAGATTGTTATCGCATGTAGGACAAGTCCACATTTTGCCTTCGATTAGGACAGGCTTCTTTGGTATTTGCTTATCAAGTGCGACTACTCCCCTCATTATGGCTCCGCCCTGACTTGTCTGTTTAAGGTGGCTTGCCACCGTAAGCATTTCTTGGATTGCTAATTCATTTGTCATATATCTTCTTCTCCTCAATAAACGATTGTGCAGAGTCGTATATTAATCGCACAATCTCATACTCCGTAATTGTGTCAAATTCAACATCACATTTATTCGTTATCCAAGCAACAAGAAATTGGACATAGTATTTTACCGCTTCATCTTTACTCATATATAATCTCCTTCTTCATGCCCTGTCAGCACTCCTTTATCCGCCAGATACTTCATCCATTTTTCGACTTCGCCTTGTACGGCTAACGCAAATTCATGATTCGGGTGTCCTTCGAGAATATGCTGGTAGTCGCATGGTTGACAGAATGCTTCGTCAAGTATGCCAATTCTGATGTCGCTTCCGTCAACTGGAATCGTCAAGTTGAATGATATTTCATCCCTTAACCTCTTAAAAAAGTACCAATACATAGCATCGTAATTGCTGAATCCTATCTCACGCATAGTATCGTCTGATAGGATATGTGCCCGGATATTGGCGTTTACGCCGTAAGCATTAAGATTCATCTAACACCTCCCCATAAATGCAAGCAGTTGTCTTTCAAATTTACATAGTGACTCTTTTTAGGATGTATTTCGTATGCTTCTTCCTCGGAATCGAAAAAAACATCCTTCAATCTGCACATCATGTCCCATGTAGGAGTTGTGCCGTTATACGGGGCAATCGACACATGCTCGTCAGCTATCGTTGCGACAACCGAGCAACGCACACCTTTAAGTGTTATTGAGCCGACAATCATAACATCGGGGACAGACTCGGAAACTGTTAGTGCCGGGCAATCCATTAATTCCTTAAAGCTTTTCATCATTATCCTCCCACTTTAATTTTTGTGAACATTCCGGGCAAAACCTCCAAGACTCTTTCACAAATCCTCCGCACGAAGGGCAATTTCCGATCCATTCTGCAAAATAATGTTCTTGCGATTTATTATCAGGAGCTATTGCCTTATTTTTTTTCTGCAAAATATCCACTGCATAACCTCCTAAAAAGGAAGATCTTTGCTATTAGCGTTAAGATTATCGTCTATGAGATCTATTGCCTTACCAAGAGCTTCCCTGTCATATATGTTGGTGCTGTATCCGTAGATCTCAATTAGTCTGTCCCTTGCTTCTTTTAGGTCCATATCATTTTCTTTGTAGTTCATTAATGCTTTAGCAATTATTCTTACCTCATCCGGGCTCTCAAAATATACCTTGACATTGCTTCGACAGGTTTCCATATCAAGCAAAATACTTTTGAATTTATTTGTCAGTTCAGTTACTTTATCCATTCTTATCCTCCTCGTAGTGTTTGAATAGCATCTTAGCTATGGTGCATTTTTTATATTCATGCGATCCGCAGTATTCTGAGGCAAACTCCTGGCATCTCTTTGCTTCAGGGAAGTATACCTTTCCCCCTTCGCAAAATATTGCATTCTTTTCATCCCTTTTAAAGAAAGGGCATATCCAAGTTCTGTTTGAATAGTGACTCATAACCACTCCCCCTCTATAAATACGTTGTACTTTTTTAGATCTTTTCTTACGCTGTCAAGGGAATAGTTCTTATCTTTCCCTTCCGTTGCACCAATTCTTTCGGATATTCTTTCAGACTCTATTCTCAGGATCTCAAGCTCGTCTACTCCAAACCCCAGCTTATTACAAAGTGCGAGGTATACAACCGCCTGAACAAACAGTGAAGCGTTTGAAGTTGCCTCTATTTTCATTTGATCAAGCTGCTCTTGCCATTTCTTTTCAGCCAGCTTCATATCCATTTTAGTTAGAGGCATTTTATTTGGATTTACTTTGCCTTTACTCATTTTGTCACCCTTTTTACCCTTTTAAGCTTAGATACTGATTCGTATGTTCGCTCCTTTTGATATTTATTTCGACTTTCGGAAACATCTTTGCGATATATTACAAAGTCATCATACGCTTTACAGTTTCCGGGAGAGTGACAGTTGTATTCTTCTGTCACATTCTTTTTTTTGCAGTTAAAGCATGGACTGCTCTTCATTGAGTCTCCTTTCGAGCCTATATATCTTGTATTGTCTGTTGAGCTCTACATCGTTTTCGATTCCAAATAGGTACTTAAGCTGCTCAAGCATGATCTCAACATCTGCTATTTCTTCTGCGATCTTATCCTCGTTCTGAAATCCCCTCATTTTCTTACTAAGCTCTTTAGTCAGCTCTGCAGCTTCTTCCATATAGATTACAGACTGACTGTTTACCCCATATGTATCTGCAGCTCTTTTTAAAATTGGATCTATCATCTTATCTCCTCTATTTCTATTTCGGTCCGGGCTAAATTACCGCCATACAGCACCCTGGATCCATCCATACTTACTACAATTCTTGAGTTGTCATCCTTTAAAATCTTAGCCTTAACGAGAGCGTCAAGGCAGGCCTCCTGAAGATTTACAAGGTCAACAATTCTTCTTGTATCCATGTAAAATTCCATTTTGACATTGACTGGGTAATCAATAGGCTTCATCGGAATGTATTTAGACAGCCATTTGATAGCGTCAGTTTCGTACTTCTTTTGTGACACATTCTGCCCTATCCAAACTCGACCACTCGATTTGTTCTTGTATATCTGCTGCGAATTCTTCTTGGTTCTGGGAGCGGTTCCTATCACAATATGCATTTGTAACCTCCATAATTCTTTTAAGCTCTTCCGGTGTTGCCACCTCTATCCCTTGATCCTTGCAGTCTGATATCACTCCGTTTAGGAAGTGAGAAAACTCTTCCGATGTCAGCTCTGATGAGCCTTTAAGCACTGCATAGTGAGTGTAATTTTGTCCGTTTATATTGCCTGAGCCAATAGGATGTGTATAACAAGGAACAAGCGATACATCTATGTCAGATCTAAGGGAAAACACTATAGGCTTTCCATCAGGCTTGACTTTAAGGCTTCCATATTCTGCGAGAAGTTTTTTATGCAGCTCATCTCTTGAAAGCCCAAGCACCTTTGAAAGCTTCTCATTAAGCACCCAATAATATGAATTAGCATCAAGGCTCCTGTTTTTTATTGCCTTTTTAATCTCAAGTTTATATGGTTTATCTTTTGCTTTTCGGACAAGCTCTGCGATGGCGGAGCGATCTCCGTCCACCGCAATTGTGAGCAAGGTTAGTCCTCCTTCATAGGCCGTCATTCCTATTTTTTTAATTTCCATACTGCCCTCCTAAGCAAATAAGATCCAATATTTTTCTCCATTAATTGATGCCAGCTTGCTGTTCCCTTTGATAATATGGTCATTTGCATATGTTTTTTTTCTACCTAAATATCTAGAGCACTCCGCCTGAGACCTAAAGTAAATAAAATCCCCTTTAACATCAGTTATGGTTACTGGTGACATCACACTTTCATATTGACCAACCCGAAATCCATATTTGATATTTTCAGCTCTTGTCATCCATTCAAGATTTTCTATTTTGTTATTGAATCTGTTGCCATCTATATGATTGACTGTATAATCCTCACTCGGAGGATCTCCGATGAAGGTGCGAGCCACAAGTCTATGTACAAGGAATTCTGTATTATTGCCATCCTTCCAAAGAGAAACTCTAAACCCTACATCTTGCGTTCCTCGCCCTCTCATAACCCTGCCCTTCCAGTGCCTAACAGATCCGTCTTTTCTGATGGTTGTCTTTCCTTCTAAAGTCCTGATCATCCCGTCTGTTGAAGCTTGATATAATCCCTCATATCCTGGGATATCTTTCCACACTTCCATAAATCCCCTTTAGAACGGTATGCAATCATCATCAAGCAATGCAAATCCTGAGATTTGATCTCCGTCTTTCGGATTAGAGTTATTGTGAGGCTTTTCATTCTTTGAATCTTCTTTTCCGCCTAAGAATTCAACTCTGTCTGCATATACATCTGTTGTATAAACCTTTTGGCCGTCTTTTTCATATGATCCGGTTCTAATTCTTCCGCTCACACAAACTTGTCTTCCTTTATCAAGAAATCTTTCGCAGTTTTCTGCAGTCTTCCCGAAGCAAACTATTGTCGGAAAATCAGCACCCATATCTTTGCCGTTTCTGTCTTTGCCTCTATCAATTGCAAGAGAGAATCTGCAGACTGCTGTTTGTGATTCTGCCCCGTATTTGCATTCAGGCTTCTTTACAAGCCTTCCGATTAAAATCACGCTATTCATTAGTTTTTTATCCTCCTTTGATATATTTATCGACTTCGCCTAAAAAGTCGCTCAAAACGATTTGCAAATGGCTTTAATAGACATCTCTGGCGTCTACTACATGTCCGCTTGCTCTAAGTTTAAGAATTTCGTCCGTCCACTGCTCATCTGTCTTATAAAACGGACACTCGATTGGATTCCCATCCTTATCCCTAAAATCAATATCTGAAAGTGCCGAGCATTTATTATCAAACATCCTTTTGTATGCTCTGCAGTCAAAGTTAGTACACATTGTTTTGCTCATCTAAATATTTCTCCGATCTGTTTTTAATATCTAAATCTCCTGCATGAAGCTTTGTATGGCATACGGTGCAAAGTGTAACAAGGTTATCCGCACTTCCTTCTCCGCCCTGGCTTCTGCGTTTGACATGGTGAAGGTGAAGAGCGTATGGGCTGCCACATACTATGCAGCAATGACAGCCCTCATATGAATCACGCTCAAACACCCTCCTCCTAACCTCTTTGCTTATCTCTGTGCCCTTCATTACTTCACCTTAATTGTTATTGAGCCTTTAACATTGGTCAGCTTCTCGCATTCGTGGTAAGCTTCCGGATACTTCACAAGAAGTTTATTCGCATCAATTCCTGTTCTTGTATAAGGCTCTTTGTAGGTAACGCTGAGCTGAGCATTCGACCAGCTCTTAACTCCGTACTTCTCCATTGCGGCCTGAAGACTTGCTCTCATTTCCTTTTCCTGAGCTTCAATTTCCTTCATCTGCTTTTCGAGCGTTGCGATTGCAGTTACAACTGCGAGTGTTTCTTTTTCGAAACTCATCAATTCATTTCCCATTTTTTCTCTCCTATCTTGGCATCGTGCCATTTTTCATATGTTCTTTAAGTTCTAAAAGCTTGGATTCATATATTTTGCAGTGATATTCATCAAATGCTGTATCTATCCATGTGATCCTTGATAGATCTATATCGTTAAAGTAGTTTAGGTAATCATTTTCGGTTACTCTATATGCAACAAATGTATGCTTTGGTACTACGCCATACTTCTTAAAGTATGCAAACATCTCTGCCTGAGCCTGATATAGGTACGCTTTGGAAACCTTAAATGAATCCTTAGCGTATGTTTTAATTTCGTAAATATGATCACCTTGAAGTCCGTCATAGTTAACTCTTAGGTTAAGCTCAGGAATGATTATTTGGTTGTCCATCTCTTCTGGCTTTATGTTGATCGCTTTCATGATCTTGTGCTCATAAGCATTTCCGACCTTCATAGGCTTGGTTGATATATTGCTTGTCGCTATCCCAAGCTTAACCATCCACCACTGTTTAAAGGTTTTAGTGCTCCGGTTCATCATCACCTTATCTGAGTCTGAAGCACCTATCCAATAACTCCTGTCTTTGTCTTTAATCATGTAAACGCTCCTATAAACCTAATCGCTATAGCTATTTGATAAGCTCTCTTGACGCTGTATCCTAAAATAAGAAAAGTTCTAAACTCTTCATCTTGCACCATTTCGTAAAGCGAAAAACCCGGACACTCACGCCTGAGCTGATTTGATTCTGCTACCCAGGCATTTACCAATTCATCTGCGCTCATTTTGTTACCTCAACAGTCTTTAAAAGGTTTTCAAAGTTGTAAATCCTGTGCATGTTTCTGAAGATATCCTTAACATCATCATCGGTGCATCCGATTTTGGTCTGCTCTGCAATCTCTGACAGGCTGATCCCTTTATCCATAAGCTCTGTCACCTTCTGCTGGATTCTTTCTTTAATCGCAAGTATGTTATGTGAATAAATATCCTCAGCTTTGTCATTAATCTCTTCTTCAAGCTCGTTCTTTGTCCAAAGATAGAACCCAAGCCCTGTCATAAGTGCTACACCTTTTACAAAAAGCCTTGTCTGGCAGTTCCAGATTCTCTGCTGAGACATTGAGTTATCCTTTACTGGATTAGTGCCATTCATTAGAGCCCCTCTCATATCAAATGCAAGGTCATCAATTACGATGTGAACACCAACTTCGTAGCACCTGTTAACAACTTTATTCTTGTCCACATATTCAATATCAGTCATGAACAGTGAAGAACCTTTTTCATTTACTATTGGCTCAAAGTAAACTTTTTCAGCTCCGTTTTCGTGAAGCAGCTGGACGCATCTCGCCCAATTCAGATACTTAAGTCCATCTCTTTCGGATAAATATTCGTCAATGTTAAGCTTTGAAAGCTCGCTATATGGTTTTAACATTTTTTACCTCCTTGTATAGATAAGAGCCATCAATATAAACGGCAGTGAAAGTATTCCTGCGAGAAGTATTAGTGATAAGTACGGATGATTAAACTCGAACTCTCTTCTCTTTGCCGTCCAATATTCAGCTCTTACAATTGCTTTAATTTTTTTAATTTCTTTATGCTTCTGAAATTCTTCGTGCATAAAACAGTTTTTATACCTTCGCATCTTCTATCTCCAAACATGGAACCTTAGAAAGCTCCATTCTGATATTTTCTGGAATTGAATCTCTAAACTGCTTATTTTTCATATAGGCTGCATAACTCTTCATGAAGTTAGAAGCGGCAACTTGGAGCTCTCCTCCGGTAGCAGTGTGAAGATCTTGCAGAAGCCTCGGACTTCCAAGAACTTCTTGAATATCCTTAGGAAGTGCTTTATAATTCTTTGTAGCATCGTAATAGTCAATGCTGTTACGGACTAAATCCCATGCTCTTTGTGGGGACAATGCAATATTGCTGTAACTGTTAAGAATCTTATTTATCATTCCGGGTGTAGGGGGAAAACCTTTATCGTCCCGGTTGATATAAGCTTTAACAGCCTTTAGAACAAGCTCTGAATTATAATCTCTAAAAAGCTCTTGCCAGGTGCTGATTACAATTTGTGCTTGTTCTTTTGTTTGGTCCTTGTAAGAGTTTGGATAATTCGACTTGATAAACAGCATTAAAGCTGCTGCTTCATTAAGATTCATTGTTCATCTCCTTGAATAATTCTAAGTATGGATCCGACTTCTCTTTACTTTCTCCTCGCTCCCATGTACGAACACAAGCTCTCCAGTCTTTCATTTTGTTTTTTCCGATCATCCATCCTTTACTTGAGTAGAAATCTACGAACCGTTCAGGATCTACTGAGTTACCCCTTTCAAGGCAGTATGCTCTGACTTCCTGGAGTGTGGGTGGTGTGAATACTACTTCTTTATTTCTTATATTCTTTATTTCTTTATTTCTTATATTCTTATATTCTTTATTAGTGTTCACTTGTTGTTCAGTAGTTGTTCGGTAGTTGTTCACTTGTTGTTCAGTAGTTGTTCGGTAGTTGTTCACTTGTTGTTCATTTTGTTGTTCATTACTTTGATATTTTTCCCAATTTTGTATGGAAATTAAACGACAATGACGATCCGTCCGTTGTTCAATTTGTTGTTCACTTTCAAACTCTTTTAAGATTCTTTGAACTTTACTTTCCGATACACCAAGCTCTTGTGAAATTTTTTTTCTTCCTGTTATCATTTCTCCAGGTTTTAAATAAACTCTTTTGCCTTTAAACCTAACTGATGTATCTTCGTAATTAGCACTTGTTAATAAATAGATCCATACAGCGAGGTAATCACTATCAGCCGTTACAACCGGATTCTTCCAAATAGAGCGGTACAGTTTCACCCATCCATTATCCATGTTATATCTCCATTTCTTGCTGAGGCTTATTAAGGGCTTGATTGATGTAATATCTAGCATCCTTAACTTCGGTCTTAGATATCTTCATCTGCTTGCTTCCGAAACTGTTCCGCTTATATGAATCAATAAGCATATCAAATTGCTCTTTTGTGATTCCAGGAACATCGCCTTTAAGCTTTATGTCTTTAGACTTAAAGAATGAATAAATGGAATCAGGTGATACCCCAAAGGCCATTGCTACAGCTCTTACATTCCATAGATCCCTTACCGGATTTTTAGGCTTAGGCCTTCCAAGCTCCCCATTGATCCACTTACGAATCTCAGGCGTTGGACTGCAAAGCCCTTTTTCCATCTTGGAAATAAGCGGAACATCAATCCCTTTGCTTACATCTTTAAGCCTAAGTGCAAGCTCTGCCTGAGTGCATCCGGTGACTTGCCTATACTCCTTGATCAGATTCATCTTCAACCTCCCTATTTTCTAGTGTGAAGAACTTTACTCCGTTTATAATAATGTAAAGCTCTCTGTAGTTAGGGAGTAAAAAATCTTTTGTTTGATAACTGCTGAAATTTTCTTTGAATATTTCCCTTTTCAGGTGCACCTCATTATTGATTGTTAATACTCCCTGCTTATACAGCTCGTTGTAATTTGCTACTTGCTCAATGCATTTGACGATGTTAAGCATTGGCTACCTCCTTTAAAAAAATAATTCCCATTACTACAGCAGCTAAGATAAAAACTGCCGATATAATCCCCATGATCTTGAAGAATAAAACTTCCTCAAGGCTCATTTCGTAGAAGAAAAGATTAAAGAACTCCTTCATTTGTTTCCTCCTAAATACTTCTCAAGGGCTGTGTCTGTAACATAGATCTTCCCTTTTTTAACTCTGGGAGTTGTGCCAGCTGCTTTAGCCCATGCTGTAGCAACTTGTCTGCATACCCCATAGTTATTCATAATGTCCTTTACACTTAAGATTTTCATAGCTCTCCTTGATAGATTTTTAATCTACTCTACAAGCAAAAAAAATTTCTTCCTTCTCTTTTAAAGATGTAATATTAAGCAATTTACAAAAGTTATTCACTTGGCTTGCTGTAAAATCCGTATCTCCATTAATCTTGTTGACCAAGCTGTTGTACGAAATTCCAAGCTTTTCGGCAATGTATTTCTTTTTTAATCCCGACTTTTTTATTCTTTCTAAAATCAACTCCTTATTTGTCATGTTACCCTCCTTCCTCAATATATGGTATGAGTAGATTTAATATCTACAAGAATATTAGCATATAGGCAACATTGTGTCAACAATTTTTTGACTCTTTTTTGTCAACTTGTTGATATTTTATCTACAATGGTATATTATCTATTCGGAGGATGTAGGCATGGATAAAAGTATTGGAACAAGAATAATGGAAAGAAGAAAAGCTTTAGGGATGACTCAGGAGGATCTCGCTCATAAGCTTGGTTATAAGTCGAAATCCACTATAAATAAGATTGAATTAGGCATAAACGATATATCACAATCAAAGGTCGCAAAGTTCGCAGAGGCTTTAGATGTAACAATTCCATATCTAATGGGCTGGTATGAAGGGAATGTTATGGAAGTATTAAAAGGAATTGCTGAATCAAAAACTTTGATTGATCAAATAAAAAACGAGTTAATAACGCTTGACGATAATCAGCTTGAAAAAGTTCTGCAGATGATCAGAATACTGAAAGGTTAATATGGCAACACCAAGAAAACTTCCATCAGGCAGATGGAATCTACAACTTTATGATTACACCGATGAAACCGGGAAAAGGCATTATAAATACTTTACTGCAGATACAAAAGCCGAAGTGGTATACCAGGGATCCTTATGGCAGACAGGGAGGATTCCTCATGAAGAAAAGACGAGCTATACGCTTGGAGAAGCTATTGATAAGTATATTGAGCTATCAAAGGTCCTTGAAGTCAGCACACTGTCTAACTACAAAAGAATCAGAAAGAACAACTTTCAGTCGATAATGGATCTTCCGGTGTCTGAGCTCACTGATGCAGTGATCCAAAACGCTATTAATTTGGAATCCAAGAGAATAACCAACCAGGGAAAGCAGATAAGCCCTAAAACTGTCAAAAACGCATGGGGCCTTGCACTTCCTGCAGTAAAGGCTGTATATCCTCAATTCAGCCCAAGAATCAAGCTTCCAAGATATCAAAGGCAGATAAGAGATTATCCTGAGCCGGCAGTCATTTTAAACGCTATTAGAGGCACTGATATAGAGCTCCCTTGCATTATGGCAATGTGGCTATCTTTCACGGTATCAGAGCTTAAAGGCCTTAAATATAAGGATATTAAGGACGGATTCATTACCATACACCGCACCAATGTTCATATAGACGGTTATGACTATGTAAAAGAGCGTGCTAAGACAGCAACAAGGCTTAGGAGACTGAAAATACCCAAGTACATAGCAGATCTTCTTCCGGGCGGAGATCCTGAAGAATACATAATAAAGAAGTCAGGAAACTCGATTTATTGCAAGCTGAGGCGAATACTAAAAAATAAAGGAATCGACCATGTATCGGTCCATGATCTCAGACATTATTCAGCCTCAATTGCCGCCATGCTTAATGTCCCGGAAAAATACATTTTAGAGCGTGGCGGATGGTCCACTCCTCATGTTATGAAGTCGGTATACCAGAACACATATGAAAGCGGAAGAGAGGCTGCTGATGCAATAATTGATACATGGTTTATGGAAAATATGAGCGGTAAATAACCGCTCTTTTTTATTGGATTTCATACAGAATTTCATACAGAATTTTTGCAAAAATACTCTGTATGTGCAGAATTTTTGGCTTAAAAAATGTACAATAATGCAAAATAATGTAAACAAATGAACAAGAATTAAAACCTTAAAACCGTTGAAATTCCAATGAAAAATCCCCTAAGCATTGAAACTTAAGGGATTTTGTGTTGGCGGAGACGGAGGGATTCGAACATTGCTTAAACCGTTGAAATTCCAATGTTTTCAAGGCTCCGTACAGAGTGATTATACAGAGTATTCTGTATGACACTATTAATATCTCTATTATTATAACACAAAAGCCCTCCATTTAGGAGAGCCGTTGTGCGTGTATGTTCATTATGAAAGGAGAGAAAACTACGAATGGGTAATCGTAGGTAGCTTCTTAACTGAATCATAGTCGACTTTGACGATTCCGAGCTTGTCATCGAAATCTCTAAGTCTTATATAGTTAGTTCCGTTCTTATTGATGGCATCAACTTCTACAATTTTACCATCAACTAAAACTTTCAATTTATTCACCATCTCATCATCCTCATAGTCTACATAAGGGAGTAGTCCCCATTTGGTCCATGTACGGTTATTATACCCCGGCTTGGATCCCAAGTTAGATACGCAGGTAACCTGAACACCATTCTTCCACTTGGGAGTGCACTCAACACCTAAACCGTTGCCAATATATATTCCGCAGTGACCATCCATCCAAAGAAAAGCTCCAGGGATAATATTCTTAAAGTCTGAAGATACATTGCTGCAGAGCTTAATCATCTGATTCTCGCCAATGTCAGGCACTCCGTTTTTTAGATATTGAGTATTAGGGAATCCCCATAATATAGCTTTAACAAAACAAACGCAATCAAAAGCCCTTGTATCAGAAGAGGCTTTATTGATCATATCTGCCCTGCCTTCATTGTATGAGCTATTGTTTATAAACTTTGCCTTATTGTAATCATTTAGTAGCTGTCCGAATCCACCTCTCACATAAAGTGTTTTTGTCTTAGCTATGTCAATCGCCTTGATTACAAACTCATCAGAATTAATTGTCTTCATTTTTAACGCTGTTATATGCTACTGTAGAAATACCAATCAATGTACCAATAAATGTTCCAATTGCAGCAATTATGGTAATAATTTTAGTTGTTGTATCCGGTAATACTTCAAGCTGAGGCAAGAGCACGCCAAGAAATGTATTTAAAGCCGGGATACATACCAGGCATATCCATTTTAAAACTGAATACAATTTATCACTCATCTGCATTTTCATTCACCCCACATCTCTTTTTTACTATAGTGATAATAGCAGAAGCCAGAAGCTCTGCCGTGCCCGTCCCAAGAACGCATGTCACAAGAACATCCGGAATCTGCTGAAACTTCCAAAATGTAATAATCATAGCGACAATAAATGCTACAAGCAAGATTGCCACTACTATTAAAATAAGATCTAAAGTCTTAATCTTCATTGATTGGAAGCCCTACAACCTTCTTATAAACATTTTCAGCAAAGCCATTACCTCCGAGACCACCTTCTTCCCTGCTCTTATGATAAAGTTGGTAAGACTGTTCAAAAGCCTCAAGCTCTGTCTGAGAAATACTTCCTATGCTGATATATTCTTTCCCGGTTCTCTTGATCTCGCCAAGTAAAAGAAACATTACAGCCTTTTCAAGAGCGTCCAGGCGGTTTTCTATTGCCATAACATCTGCCGACTTCTTCTGCTTTTTATTAATCATTAAATCTATTAACTTGCCTAATACAGTCGCAAGCACTGTTGAGCCTGCAATGACTGCTACTAAATTATCCATCGGATCATCCTCCATAGATAGACATATCATATCTCAGGAAATATTTCGCCCCCAAAACAAAGAAAAAAGAGGCGCAAGGCCTCTTAATTCTTATTTGTATCTAAAGTTTTGTTTTGCTTTATCTACTTTTCTGCTTAGATAAGGATCATCAATTGCTTGAATCACAGTATTAAACACTGCTAAAGCGTCACGCTTGATATTTGATATTGGAAGTCCAAACAACTTGGAAACCTCCATTAAGAAGTTAGCTGAAGCATACTGTACTGTATACTTTCCTGTTCCTTTTATTGCATTTATAAACACTCTTGCTGAATTAAATACCTTTGTAATCGCACTATAATCCATTCTTTCAACAGAATACCCTTGAGCTATTGATACTAAATCTTTTAAATAAGGAATATATGTTGCAGGATTAAAGTTCTGAACAAAGTTGCTATTCCATACACTTTCGAGTGTTGTTTCATCGGAAATGCCTATGAACGCTTCAATGAATTTTCTCCAATATTCCTCATCGTCATCATCCCTCATTCCGTCAACAAGAGATTGGGCAATTGCGTTTGCTACAAATGATGAAAGAAGTGCAAACACTGTTCTTCCAAGAACCTTTTTAGCAGCCTTCCTTTGCTCGGAAGTCTTTGAATTAGATACATCATAAACAGCAGATACAGCCATGTTAAGTGTTTTAATAGGTTCAGACATAAACGATGTAGCCCACTTGTTAAGAGTCTGAGGAGATCTCATTAAAGCTGAGCGTTGAAGTACACCGTCAACCACCTGCGTCTTGTCAATTATTTCGTTGAATCTTTCAGCGACTGCTTGATAATACTCGGATGTTCCCTTTGTTAGGGCTGTTTTGTCTGATATTTCAAGCTCGCAAGCGTTCCAAATCTTCCCCCATGTTATTGAATCTGCAAGAGCTGCCCCTTGCATCATGGCCTCATTAATTTTATCAAGCTTCTTGTCGGAGTTAAAAATTACATCCTTCATGGTTCTTCCGGTGTTTATGTCAAAGTAACCCCAATCTTTCCATATTGCTATTGGTGCATATCTCTTTACCTTTTCAAAATCGCCTTGCTTTACAGTGCCATTTAAAAGGTATTTTGGATCTATTATAGCCATAGCTCGCATAATGGATGTTGGTTGCTGAAGAATAACTCTTAGGTTAGCTCCAATCGCAGCCTGCTTATATTTCCCAACAAGCACTTCTGTTGCGGCTCTTTCAGTAGCTCTTTGGCTATTAATATCTTTCAGTAGATCTGTAAAGTATTTATTTGCTGTTAAGCCAAGAGCTTTTTCAATATAACTCTTCATTTGTCTGCCGTCTGAAGTAAACTTGAAGTTTCTAACTTTATTTAGAGTTTCCATTGTTGCAAGCCATGCTGAGTATTTAGCCATATCGTTTGCATTATTGGAAACAACATCAAAGATAGATTCAATCATTATCGCATTTTTAGCGTGAGGAGTAAGAACCTTAGCTGATCCCATTGAGGCAATTGTTACCATTTCTCGCTGGGTGGCATCTGTAATATCACTGTTTACTTCGTTGTAATCAACTCCGATTGGGTAATAAGTTTTTTCTCCAAACTTTTCGTATCCGTATACGGCCATTGAAGCTTCATTACCATTCTTTGCAATATTCCCAGCCATGTACTTCTGGAGCTTATCTGCAACATTCTTCTGCTCATCTGTGAGACTACTTATTATCTTAGACACATCTCCAGGGGTTACTCTTGTAGCTAAGGCTGAATTGTTATTTTTTACATTAACTCTTCCAGCTCTAATACCACCATAGTAAATATGTTCTTGAGCTTGAGGTCTCTTGCTAAGCTCGTATAATCCCATGATCTGTGCCGTTGAAAGTTCAATCTTCCCCCCGCTAAGGTCGAATGTGTGCATTTCTTTTTCAAGCTTATTTATATCCAACCCATTAGATATTTCCTGAATATCAGCTCTAAACTCATTAATCAATGTGATGTGTTTATCTTGGGCTTTTCTCATAAGCCTGAAAATCTCGTCTCCTGCAGAACCAAGTCTGTGGAAGTATGCCTGAGGGGTAAGCGTCCCGAATCTAACAACATCATTGTAAATTGCTGAATCTTTAAGGAATTTCGGGCCTCTAAGTTCTTCTGCAGCACTCCTTAGATTATCAGCAAATGCTGAAACCGTTGCGTATTTTGATTCTGCAAGAACCCTATTAGCTGAGAATATACTTGCCTCAACTGCCTTTATAGTGTTCCAAATAACCTGAAGCTGGTCTGATGAAAGCTGACCTATTGGGGTATCTGACATACTGATAATCTTCTTTAAGTAATCAAGCATATCAGGATCAATTGTCAGTCCTCCTTTTTGAATAACACTTTCATAAGATAACTTTAATGCTTGAGCGGCTGCCGTTCTCTTTGTAGCTTTATTGTTATTGCTTGAAAGATTAATTGATTCTAGCAGTTTAGCAACAGCACCCTGAAGCTCCTGAGGGATATGCTTCTTATCAGTTGCCTTAAGAAGCTTATCGGAAAGCTCTTTAGAGTGTTTCATAATCTTTTCTCTTAAGAGTTTAGCGTTCTGCTTTTCTCTTCCAAGCTCAGTCTTTGCCTTATATTTATCCATAAGGTTTTGAATCTTAGCATTATTACGCTCGTTAATCTTAGCAATCAGCTTTTCCGCCTTAATGCGGTTATTTGTGATAACGCTTTCAAGCTCGCCAGTTTTAGTAAGCTCTGATCCATCTAAGAGTGTTGCAAGGATTTCATTGGAAGCATACTCGATAACCATATCTTCATCACCCTTAAAAGGATTTTGAATCATCTTGTCTTTAAGGTTTTCAAGCACTCCCTTAATTTCCTCAACAGCATCTTCTGAAGTGATGTTTTCTGTTGAGAAGAATTCAGGATATGTTTCCATAAGGTCTTGGTAAACGCTATCCATTCTTGCCTTATCCCCTCTAAGAACCTTCTGCAGATATGTTCTAAGATCCGCATAGTTCTCAAAGTTAGGATTTGTAATTACTCCTGATTCGTTTACGAGCTTGGTTGCGATCTCATTGCAAGCTTTCTTAAGGTCGATATAAGCCTGGTTGACATCCTTTGCCTGAGCGTAAGCTCTGTAGGTTTTAAGAATTGTTTCGGTCAGCTCCTTCTTTGTCATGCTAACTGATGGATAGCTCATAAAAAGAGCGTCTGCAATTCTCTTTGCCTGTGCGTCAGTAATCTTGGTGCTTGCCTTGATTTCATGCTTGAGTCTTTCAGAAGTTTTCTTAAGTGTTTCATTCTGCCTTGTAAGTGAGTTGACTTCCTTTTGGTATTCAGCAGCAGTCTGCAGTGACCATCTTTCATTCACTTCGTTGCTCTGTGAATATGCCATCTGTACCTCTCCTCTCTCTTTGGCGGAAAGAGGAGATCCTATATCACTAACTCTCACAAGATCAAGCGCAATTCCGGACTCGTAAACACCTAAAGCAGACTGATACATATCTTCACTACTAACTACAATAGCTACCCTTATGGCTCCATATTTTGAAAGGTTATTTTCGATATATGAAGAAAACCGTCCAAAGTCTTTTACTATTGTGTTATTAATTTCCTGTACTGCAGTTACATTTAATTTAGCTCCAATATAGATTAAAGCGGAATAATTATCTGAAAGCTGAATAGCCTTTGCTATTTCAGCAAGCTTATTAGGAGAGTCTAATGAATCTTCAAGCAGCTCAGTTCTTCCGGTCTTTGTGAGAAGCTCATCAATCGTAGAGTCTGATATGTTTTGGATATCATATGCTCCATTGCCAATGAAGGTTGAATACTGGTTACTATTAATGATCACTCCGCCAAGAGACTTCAGTCCATTAATCCTCATCATTCTTTTAATGTATAAAGCTGCGCTTTGGTCTGCTCCGCTTGGCTTAGGTCTACCGCTTGGATGATTGTGCAGGAAGTAAACTTTTGTGGCCCCGGCAGCCTTTGCTTTATTTGCATGCTCGGCAAAGAATTGAAGAGGCTTGCCTTTAAATAATGCCGATGAATCAGCAAGGCTTGAGCTAATTCCTGTGTGGTACACAATCTTATCATTGTCATCCAAGAAGAAATACCTTGTAGTTTCGAATCTTGGATCTCGATAAACCTGTGCCAGGACCGCAAGATCCTTAGGCGTCTTTGCAATTTGCCCAACAAGACTAACATGACCGGTATTAATAAGGTCTTCTCTAAATGCTACAGCTAAGGTATTCACATCGCTACCGCTCATAGTGCTATCAACCACATCAGAATTCTGAATATCATATGTAGCTTGTACGGCAATTGTAGGAATATCTCCAAGATTCATTTGGATCTGCTCTTCAATTTGGCTGAGTGAATATCTAATATCATTACTCTTCTCATTAAATCTCTGGGAAAGTGGAATAACATTATTGTTATCATCATAAGTTATTGGAGAAGATAGTTTAATCTGTTCAGGATTAAATACTACAAACTGCTCATTTGATCCTAAGTGTGCATCATACCTGGTTCCTCTTATGATTATTCCGTCATATCCTTCGGAGATGAGCTTGTCTCTAAACTTCTTCACTGCCAAAGGATCATTTAGGACTTTTCCGATTCCCCCAAGATTAGCTTCTGCCGCAGTCTGACCTGACATCTTGTATATGTCAGTTTTGAGTTTCTCATAGGCATCATTAAACTTGTGCTCCATGTATTGATTCTTAGCGACAGCCTGCTCTTCGTTGAGCTTAACTTGTCTGTCAGCTAGCTCAAGCAAAACTTTTCGATTTTCGTCTGTTATATATTCTGAATACAGACTATCAAGATACGGGTTATCAGGGCTTCTCATGGCAGTATCCACAAGCATTTGAGCATATAATGCACCGTCTCTGCTGCGCATAACCTTAGTATTTTTGCCGTAGATCATCACTTCATCTTCGTAGGAATACATCTTTTTGATAGTATCTTTAAGATGAACTGCTGCTTTCCCGGAGGACTCTATTGCTTCTTTGTACTTTTCATAGTATGGCTGAGATTCATTCTCTGCTCCTGTTTCGTAGATCTTTGGATTCTGAAGCTTTATATATGTATCATATACAACTGCTTCCGGATTATCACCATACCATATACCTTCACCGAATTTCTCAGCAAAATCTCTACTCTGGGTAAACCAGAATCCAAGCTGAGATTCTTTGCTCGCCTTACCTGATTTAGATAAGTCGAATACTGTAAACTTGCTCTTGCTTCCATGATATGCCTTAAGGTTGTATCCAGCATCATGCGCCGCCATATCAACCAAAGCTACAACTCTGTCATAGTCCTTTTCGGTCGCATTGTCAGAAGATAGGTTTTCAGCATATTTAAGATAATCGTTATTTATTAATTGATACCTTGTATGGAATTGAGCTACTGTAGATAATTCAGGGACAACACCTGTCTCAAAGTATGATTTAATATCGTTTAAGATTCTTGCAGAGCTTGTCCCCTCTTCGTAATCAATTGAACCTACAGTGCTTCCATTTTCATCGCTGAAATCGACTGTAACCTCTCCGTCAAGAGAATTAAAGAATGACCTGAGTACGCTAACCTGTTTTTGGTTTGGGGCTTTTGAAATATCAATGCCATAGCTTTGCATCCTGATATTTCCCATGTTCATAAACTCAATCAGTCCTGCAGAGTAATCATGCCCATCAGGGAGGAAATCAAGGACATCAGATATTTCTCTATGATCTTGCACTCTCTGACGCTGGCCCTGAGAAAAGTCGAGGAGCGATCCGTTTATAGTAAGATATCCTGCATAGTTAAATCGGCCTGTTGTTCCAAATTTCTTTGCAGCTTTGGAAGCATACTTCTTATTAAACTCTTCCGTATACTGTGAACGCATTTGCTTGATGTACTCTTTATTAGCATCTTCAAGCTGGTTTCTAAGTTTTATATACTCAGAACGCTTTAGGTCACGCTCTTTTGCTAATTGCTTTACACCGACACGCTCTTCCCAATCAGCGTATGCTTTTAAAGCTTCCTTTTCTCCTTCAGAATCTAATACTGCATTTGTTATATCATTGACGAGCTTTCTATTCTCCTCTGACTGAGAAAGATTAGCTATCTCATTGCCTATACGCATATAGTCGCTGTAAGCTTGCTCATAATCTTTCCTTAAGGAATTGAGCGTTTCTTTATTGACATCTATGCTAAGCCTCGTCTTATCCTTGCTACCTGATTCATTAGTTGAACTTCTGTGAACTTTAGGCTGCCCCCATCCTTGTTCTGATTTATCCAATCCTGCAATGTCGCTATTTTGTCCTTGGTATCCATCTCCATTACTATTAATACCTGATTCTCCTCTGAGAGATCCATCGCCCCTTTGATCTGTACTACCAAATTTGCTGCTAATGTTTCGATTTGATTCAACATCATTAACTCCTTTATAAATTCTTCTATATTCTTTGATTGGAACTTTTTTAATTATTTGGTATCCATAATCTGTATCTGAAAATTTTTCAATAAGATAAGGGCTATCATTATAAAAAATTACGCACCTTACCCCAACCTCAACATCGCTGCGAGCAGCCCATCTTGTCGCAATTTGGTTTGCTTCGCTATGGCTCTTGTTGTAAGGCGGGAATGTAATTAAATTATACCTTAAATTTGCATCTTCCGAAACACTTGCTCCAAGTTTTGATGATTCCTTTGTTGCAGCTTCGAGAAGATTTCTCCACTTCTTTTCAGCTTCAGTAAGCTGGCTGATTTCTTCTTTTCCAAGAACGCTTCTAACTGCATTAATAATATCAACGAGTGTATCATGAATCTTTTGTGCAAGGGTTCTATTGGATTTAACAAGCTTTGAGAAAGCTTCATCATCCATAAACAGCTCCGCTGAGTAGTCTGCCACGATTTCATCAAGAGCGTCATTTCTTGTAAAGTTCTGATTTACATTTCTGTAAGCATTAAGATAGTTGTTTACAATCCCGTCAAGATTCCCATTAAGGCGGTGCATTTCAATTACATAGTCTTTGTATTCCTGGTACTGCTTAGGAGCAAGATCCTGCATACGGTGAGTTATCTCATGCTTAAGAACAGTAAATACTGGGTTCTTGCTATTTGGGTTAAGAGTAATAGTTTTAGTCTTTGAGTTATAAGAACCGTTTTCGTTTATATCAGAGCTTCCGAATTCAACTCTAACACCAAGCTTTTTAGCGAGTGTGTCAATTGTCTTTGCAGTTTCTTTGTTGTAATTCTTTGGAGCAGTCTCATATGAAAGTCCTGATTTTGAGCTGTTTGATTCAGCCTTCTTCTGAGCTACAACTCTGTCTGCAATTCCTGCCTTAAAAGCTTGCTCCCTTTGAATATCATTAAGCACTGAGTTCTTAACATAGAATACTTTGTTATCACCATTAAGACCGGTATTGTAATACTGAGTAAACTCATTTACAAAATCTGCAGCATCCTGAGTTCCGTCATATGATTCATTAAGTGTTCTTTGTCCTTCTGAATCAAGCATACTTGAATAATCGTTTACAATTTTCTTGTTTCCGTTAATTCTTTCAGCTTCAATTTGAGCCTGTTTTTCGCCATTTAGAGAGATGTTATCTTCAAGTTGAATATTCTGTTCACTTTCAATAAAAGTATCAGCATACTGATTTGCAAATGCGCTCTGCATTGTTTCAGTATAGTCTTTGCCATGCTCCGCCTGATCAAAGGCCTCTTCAGCATTTTCTGCAGATTCCCACCCCTTCATATTATCAGCGTCACGCTCTTCTTGATTCTCAAAAACAATTTGTGCTATCTGAACAGGAGTTCCCATTAAACCGGAAACACCTCCTACGGCAAAATCGTAAAGCGAATTATAAAGCGTATCGGATATTGAGTCTACATCCCCGCCATAGATTCGAGGAAGCTCCATTTCTATCCAGTCACCAATAAACTCTTCGAGGCCTTCAGAAAGTGCAGATGACATGACTGTTGTAAATATTTTCTGCCCTGATCCTGTCTTAAGGAATTTTGAAGCGACTTTATTTATAACTTGCTCAATCTTGTCATCAAACATACCACCACCGTATATTTTGCTTTGCGGAAGTGCTATATTAAACATTTTCTCGGTAAATACTTCTTTAGCGGCTGAAGCGGCACCATATAGCATGGTCTTATCAAGGGAATATGTTCCAGTCTTGTTTGTTTGGTCTTGCCTTGCTTGCTGAGTAGCACCTCCGAAAGCCCTAAAGGCAAACGGAAGCATGGTCTGTCCGCCAATTAAAACATTGGCTGCACCATCTATTAATGACTGAGTTGTTGAAGCCATTGCGTCAACTGCAATATCTCCTACTATTCCAAGAGGAGCTGATTCTTTTGCCTTGTCAATATCTGCTGCACCACTTTGAGAAACAGTATCAGCAAGCTTATAAGACTCTACAGCAGCCTTTTGCTGAACATTCTCATTTAAGATCTTCTGATAGGCATCAATCTGAGTCTGCCATTTATTTATTTCGTCTTTATATCCAAGATCACCTGCTTTCACTACGCCAGCAGCAACATCTTCTGCATACGCCTTTTTAGAGCGTTCAAGCTGAGCTTTGGCATAGTCAAGATTCTCCTGGTTAGTTTTAGTTCTTCGGCCCTGCCCTGACTCATAGGCTGTAACCATTGCATTCATGTTTGAGCCAAGAGATTGTTTAGCCCCACCACTAACAGCACCTTTTGTAGCATTCCAAAGACGCTGGAATATATTGTCTGAAGAAGTATCGGTAGGCACATTTACTTTATTATTTGAAGCGTTTGTATTTGTAGATTTAGTTGAAGTGTTACCTTTTGAAGATGTATCTGTGTTTTGCGTTTGGTTCTTGCTTGACAACCTTGAAAGGTCAACACCATGAGCCTTTTCATTTGAGCTTGAAGCGGACACTTTCGTATCCGCTTTAGTTTCGCTTGTCAGTTTTTTAAGATTGACTGCCATAATTCCTCCTAATTAGAGTGGTTTTTAACAAATTGGTCTATCTGTTTTTGTGTATACCCAAATGCGTTTGCATATCTCTTGAATAACTCTGTATTGTCTCCATCCATATTGTCTAAGTAGTTGTATACATAGTTAACCTGGCTATCTATATCGTCAGGGAACATTGTTTGTACGCTCTTTAAGAAATCATTATCCCATGAAGCTCCCTGTGTGATCTTAGCCTGCATATTAGCAATCTTGTTAGAAAGCTGATCATAAGAGATTCCATAATTTGAAAGAACGCTCTTGCAGTAGTTCTCATATGTTCCATACTTATCTTGCATGAAAGTCTGTCTATTAAACTGCTCTGGAGTAAATATATTTGTCTGACCTGTAACAGCCTTAACCTGATCGTAAAGAGTGTAGTTATCAACTGTCTCATTAGTTCCATTGCCAGAGTTATATGCTTTGTACTGCTGAAGTGCGAGCTCTTTAAGGTAATTCTCCTGAGCAAGTGCGTCTTGAGATTTTGTATAGTCAAACTGAGTCTGCCAATTCTGCTGAGCGAGTGCGTCTGCTGCTTGCTGATAGTCAAACTGTTTCTGCCAGTTTTCTTGAGCAAGTGCGTCTTGGTAAGTCTGATAATCGTAGTTTCTGTCAATGTTGTACTGGCTAAGCTGGTCTTGGTACTTAGAGTAGTCTGCATTTTCAAGATTAAGAAGAGTGCTAAGGTTGTTACGCATTGTGTTTCCTTCATCCTGATACATTGAGTATGCAGCTTGTCTAAGCTCTGGGATCTTGTCGCTAAGCTGAGCTGCGTAGTAATCGCCTGCCTGAGAAGCTGCATTTACTGCTGCAGTTGAAGCCATTCCTCCAGTGAGTGCCGCTGCTTGCCCAAGCGTATCTGCAGTAGCTCTTTGCCCTTCTCTTGTGTACTGCTTTTTATAAGCCTGATAAGACGGATCTGCATTATAATCATATGAGAACGCTTCTCTATTAAGAATTGAGTTCTTAAGAGTGTTGATTGCGTCTGCATACTGACTGACATATGTAGGAGCTTCTTTTGATACAACAGGAGTGACTGTAGATGTAGTTGTTGGAGTTGAAGCTGCCTTTGCAAGCTCCTTATATGTATCTCCTTTGCTTCCAAGAGAATAGTTGTAGTTCTTCCTGATTGACTCAGCTATGTTGTTTGCTGCGCTCCAGTCAACCTTGCCTCCATTTGCGGCTGCCTTTGCTGCAGTTCTTGCCTGAGCTATCCTGTTAAGCTCATCATTTGTCATGTTATTAATATCGTATTGGCTATGCCCCTGAGATAGGAGCTGCTTTATTTCATCTTCTGTTCGTTTTACTGCCAATTTAATCACTTCCTTCCACCGCTATAGTATTCATACTCTATTGCATGAAGTTGCCATGCACCACTTGCTTCTAATTTAAGTCTGTAATGATCACATCTTTTTATCTGAACAGGCACAAAGACAAGTCCTTTAGCCTGGGAAGATATTGTTTTGACATTTTCCCATGCACCGTTATCAAATTTAGCTTTGATAGTTAATGTGGCACCTGATCCAACCATTAATCTAAGCCTTAGCCTAACAACATGCTTAGAGTTCATGCTCTGATAGTCAAAATCTCCAAATTCAGCAATTGAGTCAAGGCTCGACTCATCAGTTCCTGAAGCTCCACCGATTACTATGTGGGCTGTTGCAGTCTGCATTATCAGGCCATTCTTGTAAGCAAAGTATTTAACCTGAGTCGAATCCTCTTTGTGCCACATTTGCCTTGTAGTATCAAAAGCAAACAGTGAGTAGTTATTAGAAGAGTCTTTCATTGAGATGTAATACTTTACACCGTCTGATCCTCCGACTGCACTTGTATACTTCTCAGATCCGAATGGAGTATTTATGCTTTGAGGAATTCCTCCGCCATATGCTACTATTCCAGAGCGTGACATATAATAAAGAGTCTCTCCGGCTACTGCAACCGACTTATCGCATCCGCTCATTACGCCAAGTGTTGCAGAGGCTGATGTTTGGTAGTTAGAAGGATATGATCCATATACCTTTAATATCTTATCTTCCTTAAAGAACACCGGATATCCGAGAAACGAAATACAAGCTGTGAAATCTCCGGGAGTTCCAGACTCTACCATGAATGAATCTGTGGACACGCCATCGTAGACATTCCAGTTATACGGATCTCCGAGCTTTGAAGCCCATATCTCATCACCCTTACATCCCCACACCCTGTTTTCGTTTGTGCAGATATAGTCAAGGTCCGGAACAGTTCTTTCAATTTTCATTGTTCCAGACTCAGTATATGTAGTAGCATCTGTTGGAAGGGTAAATGTATTTTCGTAGAACCTAAGCTCGTTTCCGCTGATTTCTCTGATAATAGGAGTCTTGTTATTTTCAGTTTTAGTTGTGCATCCGCTTATAGTAACCGCATCGCCAACAGAAAAGTAATTGCTCCAAGTAACACCAGAAACATAAATTGTATTCGCATCCGCATCCTCCCCTGCATATGTACCATTCCTAAATGTGATTGAACCTCCGCTCCATTTGGATTCAAGGCTTTTAAGTTGCCCTGAGGATGGCTCATATATTTTCTTATCAGGAAAGATAATCACTCTTTCCCCAAGAGCTGCGAACCTTTTGTCACTTGCCTCAACAGATCCAACAGATACCCCATCTTTGTAAAGAGTAGTTCCTGCTACATAGTAAAGCGAGTCGCACGCATAGAGTCCGTGAGGATTTGAGATATTTGCAAGCGTTTTTCTTTTCGGCCTTGACGCAAGAAGAGGATAATAATCTGAAGTCAGATTCTTCATATCGTAAATCTCGCCATTTACTGCACCAAGTGTATGGTTATATCCTCCAAATGAGTCTTGCCTTGAGCGAGTATTACTCGCAGTCTGTAGATATGGGAGCTTCATTTTTCACCTCATTTAGCACATTATCATATGCTAATTTTAGATACTGCCTTGCCCTCGCAAGGGTAAAAACATCATTGCCTGATACCTTGATTTCATCAAGCAATTTATCGCATGATTCGAGTAGCTCTTTATTCTGCATTTTCTGGCACCTCTTTCTTTATTAGAATTAAGCTTAGTGAATACTGCACATCAGTTACATTTACATTAATAGAATTGATACGGTTATAATCTCCGATAAGAGGAAATACAATTCCGTCCCTTGTAACCTCAAGTGTTGAGAAATCCCTATTTTCCTGAAGTGCAGATACATCCGGAAAATCACTCATTTCTGAGATCATTTTCGTGTACCCGGCTCTGCAGTTCCTATAGTCTGCAAACTGCTCTATATAGTCTGTTGCAGTAAATGTTCTTTCTGTTGCCAAATCTTTGTCGAAGGTAAAAGTATACATGTTATCGTCCTTTCCATTCATTGATATACATTCTTGAATAAGCTCGTTTCCAACCGATGCTTGTATAGACATACGGAAGGCAATCTTTCCATCCTCCCACATATATCATCAAGCCTGTTGCTGATTGGTTAGTTGTAAAACTACCGTTGCAATATATATAAGTATCTGTGTAGTTGCTTGCAGTTTGACCGGGATTACTTGAAGTAGAATAGTAAAGCCTGATCTCGTAGGTATATGTTGTGTTTGATGAAAGCCCTGTTAGATTTACAGTAAATGAGCTGGTTGATCCTCCTTTACTCGTTGTTTCCCTTGTAAACTCTTTCCATGTGTTTCCAAGCTTTACTCTCACATATCTGTAATACGAAAACCCTGAATCCCCATTTGCAAACGAAGCTGTTGCTGTTGCTGTTGTGGTTCCTGTTGCGCTGATTGAACCTGTGAATGTTCCAGTCTTAGGAGATATGTGAAGCGTTGTTGATCCTGAATAGTCAGAATACGCACAAACCCATATCTTGTAACTTCCGGCTGATAATGTTGCCGTTATCAAGAAGTTGTTTCCGCTTCCACCATCATCATTCCATGCTATGTAGTTGTTTTCAGGATTTGATGTTACATTGGCATATGTGAGATATCCGATAGTGTCAAGGCTTCCCTCTGTGTAGAAAGTATATGTTCCTGAAGAGCTGATACGAAACGATACCGGAACCTTTACATTTTGAGGAACCGTTACAGACAATGTTGATTCATCTGTTCCTACATATTCATAGAAGAATACAAGATGAGTATTAGATCCAACGATTTCTCCTGTTGTTGATGTTCCGTCAAACCTTTCATACTCATAGTAAAACTCAACACAATCTACATACGAATCGTAGTACACATACCCTTTATAGTCATACCCAGAAAGTGAAGGTGCTGTAAAATATCTTGAAGTGTCGCTGTTTTGCTCGTGACCGGAAATAAAGACTCCGTTAGTCATATCGTAGCAAGTAGCGTTATATCTGTAGTCGCTGCTTACCGGTGGCGTGTACGGCTCATCTCCTCCTCCACCGCCTCCCCCTGATGACTGCGTGAAAGACGCTGATATTGTTATGTTTGTTCCGCTTGTCCAGCTATATGGATTAGCAGGCTCAGAAACTCCGTTTACGGTCCATCCTGAAAACTCATATCCAGTGTTTGGAATCGCAGTAAATGATACGCTATTACTAAAACCGCCTGCGGAATATGTTTCCCCTTCGCTTACACTAAACGATCCGATATAGTCAACGAAAAATGATACCGCTCCGCCTGATCCACTTGTGCAAGAAATTGAATAAGACATAGCTCACCACCTATGCATTGTACTTAAAGTACAACGCTCCGTTAACTCCATTTCCGGGGGTATTAGCACCAGGCTCGCTTGTTCCGTAGTTGGCATATACAAGGCTTGGGCTTATCTTTACATATCCATCATCGTATATCTGAACCCATGCGGCATCGTCTGATTGTGCGCTTTCCTTTGCACCCAAGAATATATTTCCTGAGTTAGCTCTAAATCTGAGAGCGGCATCACTATATAAGTCAATTGCGAAATTACCTGATGTAGCATTGGTTATACTGATAATCCCGGCCTCATTTTCATTTTCGTCAATAAGATATACTGTTCCGCCTCTAATTTTTGAAGCTGTAACGCTTCCAGTTAAGAGCATTTCACCATTGATATATGTCTCGCCTTGATATACATATCCCCAATTTGTCAATATTCCGCTTGCTTTACCATCCGCAGAGTTTGCTGTTTCGACTGCGTTGCTTGCGTTAGTGCTTGCATTATTAATTGTTGTTTGCGTTGATGAATTAAGTCTGTTAAAAGAAATAGATCCGGTTGATATTCTTCCTCCGTCAATTGTTGTGGATCCGCTTGCCCCAACATCATCCGGAGTTAAAAACTTTACGCTTCCACTAATATCAATCTTGTCAGCATTAATTTTAATTGAGCTTCCAGCATTGTTTACTGCAGCTACAATTGAAGCTGTATTTACAGTGTTTGTAGATCCTGAAGTGCTAACTACAAGAGATATCTTTGATGATTGCGAGTCTACTTCCTGTGAAATCTCAGAAATTGATTCTCCATGTTCTGTGATAACCTCTGCGTGGGATACGATTGAAGCAGTGTTTTCCGAAACATTAAGATTAAGCTGAGCAATACTTTCGCTTTGATCTCCTGTTACTTCTACCAATGCAGTGATAGACGCTGTATGATCCCCGACAACCTTTTCAAGTTTTGCAAGAGATCCATTCCCTTTAATGATTGTGTCCGCAAAGTTCTGCTCCATATTCCCTTCATTTAAGTGAGATAGCGCATAGCGAAGAGATTCTACAGTCATATAAAGATAGTCTTGGATAGTATTTATCTTTTTCTCTGTAGAATCTTCATCGGTAAATGATGGGAAGTTTGTATCAAGGAATGATAGATTGCTTGGCATTTACATCACCCCAAACATCTGGTCAACAGAATCTTTATTTCTGACAAGATACGCTCTGGCCTCCTCAAAAGCCTGATTAAACAGTGTGTAATCTGCCTGATAAAGCATGGTGTCCTGGTTATAGATATCTATCATTGCAATCAGGTAAAGCTCATAAATATTGTCATATGGGAAAGGCATAAGAAGATCATCATCGTTTGGATACGGATTTGCTACTTCCTCGCCTGTTATTTCTCCAATCTTTCCATCAAGCTCAGAAAGCCACATGAATTTAAGCTCTGAATCAACGGTATTAGGTCTTAAAACATCTGCATGAGCAATTGCTGTGTTATATCGCATTTTTACTCCTTTCTTACAAAATGTGGAAGCTCTATACGCCTCTTAGAGAGGTTTTTTAAGGCATGGTCGATATATTATACCTACCAAAAATTGAGCTTCTTTTCGCTACTTTCCATATAACATATTTCGAATAAGATTTCGCCCCCACCTAAGTTTAGGCAATAAAAAAGGAGGCCTTTCGGGTTGGGCCTCCAGGACCGGAACTCATATAATAGGAGCTGTCCGATCTTAAGTGATTATATCATTTTTTGCAGTTTGATCACAAGTGCGAAGCACCGCAGATCTATTTCCCCTTCTTTCCACCCTTTTTAGGTGTAGACTTCTTTCCACCACAAGCCATGATGTCACCTCCTCTCTGTGCGTAGCACCGTAAATAGTAAGCGTGAGGAAGTCGGCTATCATTGTTCAGCATAACTTCCTCATGGTACGCTACATCGGTGTATTTATAAGGTCTTTCAATTCCTTTAATAAGTCCATGATATTATCAATTATCTCATTAAGAAGTTTAAGCCTCATATAATAGCCTCCTTTGTTAATCCAAATAGTAAGATGAAGTATTCATCCATACGCTTAATCTTATACCCATTATCAAATTTCTTATAGAATCCACGCCATGACTTATAGCATTGGATAATATCATCAACTGTCATCCTTCCTTTTAGCATAAGTCCCAAAAACTTTTTAAGTCTTTTTCTTTCTCTGCGAAGATTTTGGTTTGATATTTTACGGATAAATCTTCCGTTATGAAATATATAATTTATTTTAAGATATGTGAATTTATTTGTAATTTTTGTAATATGAGTCTTTTTCCTGTTAATAAATATGCGGAGTTTTTTACATTCAATTTCTATATCATCAAGCAATATTTTAAGTTTCTGTTTACTTGGAAGTATAATGTATAAATCATCCATATAT